GTTTGAGGTTCCAGGTGCACGATATATGCCCAGTGTTAAGTTGGGGAGGTGGAACGGCAAGGTTAGTTATTGTAGTCTTGCCGGTTCTACTTATATTAATCTATTAGAAGAAATCATTCCAGTATTAGAAGAACTAAACTATTCTATTGAGTTGGAAGATATGCGTGAGTATCAAACGCAATTCAACTTTACAGAAGTTGAGAAAGATACGTTTAAAGATGTTCTCTGGCCTAAAGGACATGTCTGTGAGGGACAGTCTATTGAGTTAAGAGACTATCAAGTAGAAGTCATTAACGAGTTTCTAAAGAATCCTCAATCGATACAAGAAGTGGCTACAGGGGCAGGAAAGACTATTATGACTGCGGCACTAAGTAAGAGTGTAGAATCATATGGTCGTAGTATTGTGATCGTTCCTAACAAAAGTTTAGTATCACAAACCGAAGAAGATTATATCAACATGGGTTTAGATGTAGGAGTATATTTTGGTGATAGAAAAGAATACTTTAAACAACATACTATTTGTACTTGGCAATCTCTCAATATTCTATTAAAGAATACTAAAAGAGGTGAAGCAGTATGCACTATAGATGAATTTATCGAAGGTGTAGTGTGTGTGATTGTCGATGAAGTACACATGGCTAAAGCAGATGCATTAAAAGCATTGTTAACAGGAGTCATGTCACATGTTCCCATCAGATGGGGACTGACAGGAACAGTACCCAAAGCAAAGTATGAGTCAATTGCTTTACAAATAAGTCTGGGACCTGTTATTAATAAACTATCTGCAAAAGAGTTGCAAGATAAAGGAGTACTTGCTAAGTGTCACGTGAACATAGTACAGTTACAGGATGAACAAGAGTTCAGTAACTATCAAAGTGAACTAAAGCATTTGCTTAGTGATGAAAAACGTTTAGACAAGATGGCTAGTCTAATTGATTCGATACAACAATCAGGAAACACTTTGATTCTTGTTGATCGTATCAACGCAGGACATGCACTTGTAGAACGATTAGATGATGCAGTATTTGTATCAGGAGGAATGAAAGTTGTTGACCGCAAAGAAGAATATGATGATGTTGCCATTAGTGATAATAAAATCATTGTTGCTACTTACGGCGTGGCTTCTACTGGTATCAATATTCCTAGGATTTTTAATCTTGTACTCATTGAACCAGGTAAGAGTTTTGTTCGTGTCATACAGTCTATCGGTCGTGGCATCCGTAAAGCAGAAGATAAAGACTTTGTTCAAATTTGGGACATAACAAGTTCCTGTCGTTTCGCAAAGAGACATTTAACCCAACGTAAACATTTCTACAGAGAAGCAAACTATCCGTTTGTGGTTGAGAAATTAAAATACAAATGATTTTACCGATTAACTTGAATCAAACTGCAAGGAGCAGTATAATAACAAAATGAGAATATTAACATTAGAAGACCAGTACTATAACTTAGAAACATTACCAGAAGAAATCGATGACCTTCGATTTGCAATTTTAGATAACTCTACCCCTACATTTGTAGATTACTATTACATACCCTTAATCTTTTTAGAATCATTTAATGCTCCAGCAGTTGTATTGCAAGTGGGAGACAAACAGATTAAGATGCCAGTTGATTGGCAAGTGTTGATCGGTGATGAAGAAGGCGGAGACTTAGAAACACTGCCACTATCAAGTCTGAACGACAGAGGCTTTTCAGTATTTTCATTCAATCCTTTATCGTCATTTGCTCCTAACTTTCTTCCAATAGAGATTGTAGACATTTATTCAGATGTAACATGGTATGCACCAAGACTACGTAATGGTCAGTTCTTATGTGTTCCTTTAGATGATGGTCCAAAACCAAGATGCATTTACTTTGTTAAAGAAATTAGTAGAAATTGTGAAATTATAGATTATGCCCAAGTCTTTTGATCATTGGAAAAATATATGTAAGTTACATTGGAAAGAAATTGTAACATTATCTGTAGCATTACATTGGATAGTAGATTTATTTATTATAGCACCCTTATCAATTGCAATAGGGTGGTTTGCAAGAGGTTACTTTGGCTAGAGTAAAAACTCCGACAGATGAAAAATTTGAAAAACAAGACTTTAACTTGTTTGAAGCAATAGCGGCAATCGATAAAAAAGATTATGGTTATTATGACAGACTAACTCCTGAACAACAACGAAAGTTTGTTCCGTTTATGATGCTACATTGGATAAGTGTAGTAAAAGGTAAACGTGAGTTATCACAGTATTATTTACAAAGTGTTGACTATCATGCTAACACACATTTGTTTAATGAGAACGTAATACATCATCCTAAACTACAATGGTTGATGTTGTGTGCGGCAAGCCCAGGCATTGGTAAGCAATATCATCAATGGATCCCTCATATCAAAGCAGGAGTCAGTAAGTTAAAAGATAATGCAAAACCTAAAGACATAAAGGATTATTATAAAAAGGTATATCCTAAACTAACAGCAGGAGACTTGACTGAAATAGCAAATGCATTTTGTGAACAACACAAACGCAAAATGTATCTAGCAGAAAAGTTTCCAGAACTAAAATTTGATGAGGTAGAATTACTTAGTGAACTCGTTACAGATAATGAAATCGAAGAATACGAAAAAGAACTCGGCAACTAAATTTGGTTGCGACTTTTGCGGAAGAAGTTTTGCAAAAGAGAGTACTATTGACAAACATATTTGCGAACAGAAACGCCGATATGGAGATAGAAATCTTAAGGGTAATCGTATTGGTTTTAACGCATGGTTAAATTTCTATGCACAAAATACTTCTAGTAAAAAACAAAAGACTTACATAGACTTTACTAAAAGTTCTTATTATCTAGCCTTTGTTAAGTTCGGTCATTACTGTGTCAATACAAGATGTATTAATGTTAATCGTTATGCAGACTGGTTGCTTAAAAATCAAATCAGAATAGATAGTTGGACTAGTGATAAAAACTACACTAAATTTATTATCGAATATCTTAGGCATGAAGATCCATTAGATGCTATTGCTCGTAGCATGGAGACACTTATCGAACTTTGTAAAGATGATCAAATAGAAAGTAAAGATGCATTTAGATATGGTGCTCCAAATAGAATCTGTTATGAAGTAACAACAGGAAGAATATCTCCTTGGTCTTTATATCAAAGTCAATCTGGTACAAAGTTTTTAAGTAAGTTGGATACAGTACAACAAAAAATGGTATTAGAATACATTGATCCTGAACAGTGGGCGATAAAATTTAAACGCAATAACGAGGATGTTGCTGAGGTAAAAGAATTACTTAAACAAGCAGGGTATTAATGACTGACGGATTAGACATAAAGTTTTTTAGGTTAGACGGTAGATGGAAAGGAAATGATATCTTTACGTGGATGTGTACTACTGTTATTAAACCTCAATATGAACGTTTTAGTCCTAGACCCTTAGCACAATCAGACTTAGCAAAAATTATTAAGTTTAATCAATTACGTGACTGGTGCTGGGATACATGGGGACCTAGTTGTGATTTAAAAGACTATGACAGAGTACATGAACTGCACAACTACGTAAGCCTAGCACAATATAATGACAGTACATATAATACACTCAATGAACATTGGTGTTGGTCTAACGAAGAAGATCATAAACAAAAAAGAATTTACCTAGCCGGCGATGAAGAACGCACATGGTTAGAAACGAGGTGGAGATGACTGAAGAAGAACATATGTTAGGGAAAGCAATAATGGGTATCATTGCAATGGTACTTACATTACTAGTAGTAGGGTTTGCTATGCTAGGAGAAATACATAAAGAACAGCCGATTAAAGATGTTCCTATTTACTATATGGATGATGTAACAAGGCCCGAAACAAAGGATACTGCATGACTCAATGGCACGGAGGAAAAGGATCAGGACGCCGTAAAGGAACCGATCAACAAACCTATGCCAATAATTGGGAAAAGATATTTGGTAACAAATCTAAATTATCACATGATGAACGTGGCTTTGATATCATTAATGATATCATCTCAGACAGCCTTATTGAACGTATAAACAACAGAAAAGATGAACTCTACCCTGTCAGAGCATCCACACATAAAAAGCAATATGCAGAAGCAGAGGCGTGTAAGAAACTGTTTGGCATTGCTGTATGGTGGAGTCAACTCACAGATGATTGGGACGAAGTTAAAGAGATACATGAACTTATCTATCCTGAGATCAAAAAGCATTTGACTGATGCAACCTTTTATGCAAGTGATATTGTAACAATAAATGGACCAAGTAGATGGGTAGGTCCTCATATAGATACACCGCATAGATTTGAGAAATACAACAAAAGAGAAAACAATGATATCTGTGGCATACAAGTTATCATTCCACTTGATGACTTAGACAAAGACACAGGAGCAACTGGAGTTATACCTTTTAGTCATCAACAAGATTGGGATATACAAGATTGCTATGAAGGTTTGCATGATGAATACTTTTTAGAAAATGCAGAACAGTATGATATGCCAAAAGGTAGTATCTTGTTTTATAATACTCGTTTGATGCATTCTACTATGCCATTGCATTTACCCAAAAAACGTTCCATTCTATTGATTAATTACCTCAGAAATGATATAATAGAAGAAATAAAAGACGAAGATAACGTGTGGAGTAGTAATGGCAAATGACGTAATGATAGATATGGAGACTCTGAGTACAGATCCAGATTGTGTTATTCTAACAATTGGTGCTGTTCGTTTTGATCCTATGGGTAATGGAGTTGCAGAAAAACTAGAACTACGTCCTGAGATAGATTCTCAAACAGAAGAATTAAATAGACATATCAACCCAGATACTTTAAGGTGGTGGGGAGAACAAAGTGAGGATGCAATAGATGAAGCAATGGGCGACAGAGATAGGATTCCGTTTAAAGATGCAATGGATCAACTGTATAAATTTTGTTGGAACCGCAGAGCAGTTTGGTCTAATGGTGCTGGTTTTGATATTGTGGTTGCAGAGAATGCCTTTAGGCAATTAGACAGCCCAATACCCTGGCCTTTCTACACTATTAGAGACACAAGAACAATATATGATCTTTGCAACGT